TACTCGCCCCTTTTTTTATAACCTTAAAAAAATATATACATTATGGCTTGTTTACTTACATCTGGTAGAGCGTTACCTTGTAAAAGTTCTGTTGGTGGCTTAAAAGCGGTTTATTTCGCTGATTATGGTACATTAGGAGATGCTACAATAGTAGCTGGAGAGATTACTGCGGTTGCTGGAACTCCAGATTTTTTCAAATACGATATCAAAGGTTCTTCATCTTTAGAAACTGCAATAACCAGTTCAAGAGAAAACGGAACAACTTTTTACACACAAACATTAAATTTAACTTTGACCACATTGGACAAAGCAACACAAGAAGAAATTAAATTATTGGCTGCATCAAGACCGCACGTTGCGATTGAGGACTATAATGGAAACTTCTTTTTAGCTGGATTAGAACACGGAGCAGAAGTAACTGGAGGTACAATTGTATCTGGTGCTGCAATGGGGGATTTATCTGGTTTCACTTTAACATTAGAAGCAATGGAAACTTCTCCAGCGTTCTTTGTAACTCCATCGGTTGTTACATCAAATGAAAGTGCTACACAAATAGACCCAAATGCATAATTAAGTACTTTGGTTTTTATTAAAAATTAGGCAATCTTAATCGGTTGCCTTTTTTTGGCTTAAATAAATAAAAATACTATTATTTAGTATTATATATATATGAAACATTTATTGCCAACGACAGATATACAATCAATAAAGATTATACCAAGAGTATATTCGACATCTGTTTCAATGGATTTAAGAGATGACAGTACAAATACAACTGTTTCAATAACACCAACGGCACAAAAGGTTGGTAATTACATAGAACTATCAAACGTATTTGATTTAAAAGAAGGTAGATTTTACGATTTAAAAGTTATTGATACAAATACACAGAATATAATCTATAAAGATAAAATATTTTGTACATCACAATCAACAGACCAATCAAACAACGAAAGATATTCAGTCAATAAAGACGAATACAAGTCAAAGAGCGGTAATAACGATTTTATAATACTATGAGTAAACAAATAAATAAGTACAGAAAACCAACTGTTGCCAAAAAAAACAATTCTAAAGTTAGTTTTGTTAATTTGTCAACTTACACATCTCCAGAAATTGTTGAATCAAAGAACAAAGAATGGGTTGAATTTGGTGCGGATAATAACTACTTTCAATTCTTAATTGACAGATACAATGGTTCTGCAACAAACAATGCGGTTATCAACGGAATATCTCAAATGATATATGGAAAAGGTTTAGATGCAACAGATAGTTCAAAAAAGCCAGAAGCGTATGCAAGAATGATTTCTTTGTTTAAAAAAGATGTTGTTAGAAGATTATCTTACGATTTAAAGTTAGCTGGTCAATGTGCTATTCAAGTTATTTACTCAAAGGATAAAAAATCAATTCAAAAAGTTGAGCATTTACCAATTGAAACTTTAAGAGCAGAAAAGTGTTCAGAAGATGATAAAGAAGTACAAGCGTATTATTATCATCCAGATTGGACTAACATAAAGCCAAGCGATAAACCTTTGAGAATACCAGCATTTGGTGTATCAAACAGTCCACAACCAATTGAGATTTTATATGTAAAACCTTACAAAGCTGGAATGTATTATTATAGTACTCCAGATTATCAAGGTGGTTTACAATATGCTGAATTAGAAGAAGAAATTTCTAATTATCATTTAAACAACATAATGAATGGACTTGCTCCATCAATGTTAATCAATTTCAATAACGGAGTGCCAGACGAAGAAGCACAAACTTTAATTGAAAACAAGATTCAACAGAAATTCTCTGGTAGTTCAAACGCTGGTAAATTTATTCTTGCTTTTAACGACAATAAAGAAGCACAAGCAGATATTACACCAGTACAATTATCGGATGCACATAACCAATACCAATTCTTATCAGACGAATCACAAAAGAAAGTGATGGTTTCACATAGGGTTGTATCTCCTATGTTATTAGGAATAAAAGATTCAACTGGTTTTGGAAACAATGCAGATGAATTAAAAACTGCTTCTGTATTAATGCATAACACCGTTATAGTGCCTTTTCAAGAACTTTTAACTGATGCCTTTGATAAAATACTTGCTTTTAATGGTATTGCTTTAAACCTATACTTTAAGACCTTACAACCTTTACAGTTTATGGATTTAGAGAACGTAAAAGATGCAGAAACAAGAGAAGAAGAAACTGGTGTTAAAATGAGTAAAGTTTTTAACGCATTAGAGGACTTTGGAGAAGATGAGGACTTGGAGGAATGGGAGTTAATTGACGAAAGAAAGGTTGATTACGATTCGGAAGATGAGTTAGACGAACAAATAAAAAAATTAAACGAAAAGAATCCAAGTTTACTTTCCAAAATATGGAACTTTGCAACAACTGGAACTGCAAGACCAAACGCAAAAAGCGACCAAGATGGTAAAAACGAAGAAGGTGTTCAATTTAAAGTACGTTATCAATACGCACCTTTAAGAGCATCTGACAATAGTAGAGATTTTTGTAAGAAAATGGTATCGGCAAAGAAGATATATCGCAAAGAAGATATACAACAAATGAGTCAGAAAGCAGTGAATGCTGGTTGGGGTTTAAATGGTGCTGATACTTATGATATTTGGCTATATAAAGGCGGTGGAGATTGTCATCATTTTTGGATGCGTAAAACATATATGGCAAAAGGTTCAAAACTAAAACCAAATGTAGGTAATCCAAATGCAGAAGTAAGCGTAAATAAGGCAAAGAAAGAAGGTTTTAAACCAGAGGTAAACGCAAAAGAGGTTGCAATGCGACCAACAGATATGCCAAACAACGGATTCGTAAACAAATAAGATATATGGCAACAGCATTATTTATAAGTAGAACTGATTTAGTAAAAAATTCTGTTATTGATGGAAACACCGATACGGATTCATTTATTCAGTTTATTAAGATTGCACAAGAGATACACATACAAAACTATTTAGGTACTAAACTATACGATAGAATTTCCGCTGATATTATAGCAGATACTTTAACTGGCGATTATTTGACTTTAGTTAATGATTATATTCAACCGATGTTAATTCACTACGCTATGGTTGATTTCTTACCATTTGCAGCGTACCAAGTTAAAAGTGGTGGTATATTCAAACATACTTCTGAAAACGCTGAAACAGTTTCAAAAGATGAGGTTGATTATTTAGTACAAAAAGAAAGAGAATTTGCAGAATACTACACAAGACGATTTGTAGATTTCATTTGTTTTGATAGTTCAAAGTTCCCAGAGTATTTAGACAATCAAGATTCTGATGTATATCCAGATAAAAATGTAAGCGGTTCAAATTGGGTACTATAATGAAAGGATATAAACCGAAACAAATAAATATTGTTAAATTGGAAAAGTATTTAACTAAAAAAGAAAAAGATGGCAAACGAAATATACGATAGTACTTGGTGGGGTAACACAATTGATACTGCATCTTCTATTGGTACATCAACAGAGATGATACAAGGACAATTCAATATGAATGATAGACAAGAGGTTGAAGCGGTTAAGTGTTTAGCTGATACAATTCATAGAATAGGATTACAAGACATACAAAACTAAAAACAATGGCAAAACCAAAATTAGCATTAATACCAGCTGCACAAGGCACAAGTTTATATTCTGTACTACCATCAAGTGGTGTAGGGGATTTTAACTTTACTCGTAGTGGTTCGGCAACAAGAATAAACTCACAAGGACTAATTGAAACAGTTGCAAGTGGTGTTTCAAGATTAAACTATCCAATGATTGATGGTGTTGTAAAAGGATGTCCATATCACATTTTAGAGCCACAATCAACAAATGCAATAAATTATAGTGAAGATTTTACACAAACAACTTGGTCAAAAGTAAATTTAAGTGTTACAAGTAATAATTCAATTTCTCCAGATGGTAGTTTAAATGCATCATTAATTACATCTACTGCAAATGGTTCTTATTTGTCTGATAGTTTAACAAGTTATGACCCATCAACTTTTTCGTTATTTGTTAAATATGTTGACCACCAATTTATTCAACTATATTCTGGAGCAAGTGGTAATTTTTATGCCACATTTGATATAAAGAACTCTGTTGTTGGAGCGAATGGTGCTGCAACCGATAATGTAAAAATAGATAATTACGGTAATGGTTGGTTTAGAATTAGCTGTGTTTTTTCTGGTGTTGCTGCTGGTTCAACTGCTCGAATAGGATTTGCACAAAGTTTAAATTCAACTTGGGGTGGTTTAAATACGAGTTTTGGCACATCTTTTCTTTCATTTGGTTCACAATTTGAAAGTAACTCTTATCTTACAAGTTATATAAAAACCACATCGGCAGCCGTTACTCGTTCAGCTGAAACTGCTAACGGTTCTGGAGATGCAGCTACTTTTAATGATAGTGAGGGTGTTTTGATGTTGGAGGCAAGTGCGTTGGCTAATGATGGAACAAGTAGACAAATAGCAATATCTGATGGAAACACATCACAAAGAGTTTATTTTGGATTTAGGAGTAACAGCAATGAATTTCTTTTGAGTTCAAGAGATAGTTCTTACATAGTAGCAACAATAGGCGATGTAACTAATTTTAATAAGTATGCGTTTCAATATAAATCTGGAAATTTTAAAGCATTTATAAATGGATTTAATTATACTTTAGATGCTGATGGTGGACTTTTACCAACTGGTTTAAATACTTTAAATTTTAACAATGGTGCGGGGGGGGACTCTTTCTACGGTAAAACTAAACAACTACAATACTTTGATACTGCATTAACAGATAGCGAATTAGAACAACTAACGTCTTGGGTATCTTTTCAAGAGATGGC